CTAGCCGAGTGACATCAAATCAGAGTCATCGTTGTTAGAAGTGGGGGAGCCGATGGCCTCCAGCTTCGACACAAGCTCCTGCTGCTTGTTAGGGTACAAATGGGCATAGGTCCGCATGACGACGGGAACAGTATCGCCGATTCGCTTGGCTACCAGAACAATAGAGTACCCAAGTTCGATACAGAGAGAAACGTGGCTGTGCCGAAGATCATGGACGCGAATGTCTGGCAGATAGGTTAGCTGGGTGCAGCGGGTCAGTTCCTTGTTGAGCGCTGTGCACGTCATGTAGAATACGCGGTCGTCCGGGGTCAGCCCGTAGAGCCGGGAACAGTAGGTGCGGAATTCTTCGGCCAACCAATGCGGAATAGGCACATTGCGGTTTCCGCCTTTCTTGCTGTTCTTAGTGGGGCCGAAGATGTCCTGCCCCTTTTTTCTGTGGTAGGTCTTGTAGATGCGCAACTGGTCATCATCGGTCAGGTCTTTGGGCAACAGCGCCAGCATCTCGCCCTCGCGGCATCCCGTCCAGAACAGAATATCAAATGCCAGAAGATAGGCCTCGTTGCGGAATTCTTTCCGCAAAAGCTCGTACTGGTCTTTCGTGATGATAAGCATTTCTCCGGCGACAGAGGAACCCATGTAGCCAGCAGCATCGCACGGATTGAAACGCAGGCCGTAGAATGTCTGGGCATAATTAAAGAGGGCGGTCAACTGTGCGTGGATGGTGTAGAGATATGTTTCCGAATATGGGAGGCCAGTGGCTTCGCCCATCTCTTTTACTCGCTGTTGCCAATCTCGAATATCAAGAGCGGTGATCTCATTCATTTTCCGGTTTCCGAGAAGCGGAACGATTTTGGTGTCAAAAACATTTCGCTTGGTGTCCATTGTGGTGTCGCGGACATGGTGCTCCCGGTCATTGAAGTACAGCTCCACAAAGCTGGCAAGAGTCATGTCACAGCTCTTGGCTTTTTGCAAATGGAATTCGCGCTCCCACTCTTGCGCTTCACGTTTGGTTTTGAAGCCGCGCTTACGCTTCTGCTTTCGTTTCCCGGTGAAATCAGCGTAGCGAAACTGGCAGTACCATGTGCCTGTTTTTTCGTCCTTATAGCAGGGCATTAGAATATACCTCCTGACGTGTTTAGAAATCCCCGACCATTTTTATAATGGTCGGGGTCTTTTTTTATTGGGGGAGAATAGATTTGAATTGCTCAACATTGTCTGCATTGCTGAGCAAGAAAAGAACATCCAACCCGGTATCGGAACTAATTCGCAACTTTCCAAATTCACAAATAAGACAAGGCATATTGTGTTTATAGCGCCTGTCTGGAGAGCCATCAGAATTTACATTGAGCCATGTGTTGCCGACTACTTTACTATCCGCAGGCAGATGCGCTTCATCGGTGACATAGTTAGTAGAATCAACTTCAAATGACACTTCAGCAATATCGTAGGCACTAATATTTTTGTTGTGAATATAGAATATCTTGTCAGGAAAAATATAGAACGATTCTCGCTGATTTAATGCCACGGAGAATACGGGAACATTTGTCCGAAGATAGTAGGGAAGATTAGGCATTCCGAGTACCTTTTCCTCAGAAATGGTTTTCTCTGCGCCGCCATGCTCTCTTGCGTTACTATTGGTATATGTTTCAGGCACATAGTAAACGGTATCGCAAGCAAATAATTTTCGCCATGCAGTGTACCATTCTTCATAGGCCGCGCGCTGTTCGTCGGTGAAATCATATTCCAACTTTACAGGTGCGACGTAATGAACATAGAAAAATACGGCAAAAGAAAAAATGGTAAGGAAGAATCGTTGGGGAGTGTGAAGAACAATAAAAGCGAGTAAACCAATGGAGCCAATTATGAGAGAGGCTTTACTGAGAAAACGTGTTCGACGAATCTTCTTCATAAGGGCCTTGAAATCAGAATCTTTATAGTTCTCACGGTCAACAGACTGAATAACTTCGGTATCAATATAAGGGGATTCTTTTGCTGTGTTTCGTCGTGCAGATTTATGCAGGGATTCCTCTGTCGAGTAACTCAATCCGGTTCCGGGGATGGACGCTGTTTGTCTGATTTTTCCGTTGGCCATTTTGGTGATTCGGTATCCCGGAACGCCCCATGAATACCCAATTCCGCTTCCTGAAATATTGATGCGGAAGCCGCCGCCAAGACGAATACTTTTTCTGTATCTGAATCCCATAACCTCACAACCCTTTCTGTTATTTATTCACGGATTTCGGTAGATGGCTGGAATCTGTCTGTAAGCTGTCTTACTCTTTCCAATGGTGCGCTTGCGCCGGGAAGGAGTGATAAGATGCCTGCGTCGGATGAGCGCTCCAGACATGGAAATGTGCTTGATGAAGTTCTTCGGGAAGAAATCAAGGATTTAACCCCGGAACAGGTCAAGCAGGTGCTTGAGTACATCGAAACGCTGAAACAGCAGTAACGAGCACCAATGGCGCGGACAGGCCCTCTTTGGGAGCCTGTCCTTTTGCTATTCGCGCAGGAATTTGACGAAACGGACGTACTCTATTACCTTGCGCATTTCATCATCTGTCAGATCGTGCGTGGAGTCCATGAGCCGCCTCTGCAAAGCGGAAAGATTCGACTCCGGGAAATCTACCTCTCCCCGGAGATAGGCTTCAGACACGCCATAGCGGGCGGCAATAGTGGCGATGTCTGAAGCGGTAGGAACAGATTTTCCCGCTTGCCAGCTTGCCACAAGGGTTCTACTTTTCCCGCATAGGCGCGACATAAAAGCGCCCGATGAACCGTAATGTTCCATCAAATCGACAATGCGTTGGACAGTAATCGTCATCCTTTTTACCAGCTTTCTTTCTGAAATCTTGTGTAATACGCTGAAATCCAACACTTGTTAGATTTGCGGTCTTGTCGTCTAACAGGTGTTGGATTATTATATAATCACAGTCAAACATTTGTTGGACTGCATGAACAACAACGGAGGTCGAAAAAATATGAAAATGGTAACGTACAAAGTACTTAGCAAAGCAATGCGAGAGCTGACAGGGCAAGTCGCAGAGCTGGATGAAGCCATTGAAATCCGCTTGGTGTTTGGCGAAAAAGTTAAAATCACCATTTCGATGGACTGGGCAACAATGGATGCAGCGCGGGCCGCAGAACTCGCTGAGCATCTGGCAAAGGCAGCGGAGCTCGTGAACAATTTCAAGTACGCTGGCTATACGATTGTTAGATAAGGGGGATGGCCATGAAGTATTCAGACATCAACAAGATGTTCACGACAGAGGTGAACAAGTACTTGGCGCAGGGATATCGCTTCAACACCGCAAGCATGAATGGGAGCCAAGGTGAACTGGCCAAGGTCGATTTGACCAACGGAACTGAGATCATCCGCATTGTGGCCCGCACTTTTTCCAAGGAGTGGGATAAGCAGGGCGTTGAGCTGTTCGTTGGCCGCGTAGCCGAGAAAGAGGGCATTCGGCCAGATGTGGCCTATTGCGTCAACACGATTTGGAACGGACGCTTGGAACAAGTCAGCAGCCAGCGGTTCTACGAGGTGAACGGCTACGGAGATCCCGACAAGTTCTATGGGACGGAAGCGGACGCCGAAGCGGTCAGCAAAGTCCGTATGAGCCGCTATGCGCAGAGGCCGAGCCGCAAGGCTGAGGACATGACCAACGCTGAAACCATCAAAATTGCGGTGCGGTTCATTCGCCGGAAGCTTGGCATCAAGAACGTGGACAAGAAGCGCATTGAAGTGTTCCGCACGCCTGACCATCGGCACATCATCAATTATCGCGGCAAAGCATATCAGCTCAACAACAAGGAGGTTTGACTATGTATTGCAACAAGTTTTTCAGAACCGAAGAGGAGGCCAAGGCTTTCAAGAAGTCTCACGGCGGGGCGCTGTACAAGAACATCAAGGGAAGTCACACCCGGCAAGCGTACCGGGTAGAAGCGATGATGGCCGTGCAGGGCGGCTGGCTCCGCAGCACAGAGACGGATACGTACCCGTTCTGCGTTGCATGGAATGGCAAGCCGCTGTCGGCAGGAAAGGAGATTTAAGCCATGAAAGCATTAAAAATTGAGCCGGGAAAGGCCCCGGAACGCATTGACATTGACAACGAACTTGAAGCACTGCAAGACGCTGTGGGCGGCTACATTCAGGTGCTCTACCCGGACCCGCACCGCCCGGTGGGCCTGATCTGCAACGAAGAGGGCAAGTGCATGGGCCTCAAGCCGAACCGAGCCCTGTACAGGGGCGGCAAGCCTTACGACGTCATTGTTGGCACATTCCTCGTGGTTGGAGTCGATGAAGAGGACTTCACGGATCTGCGGGAAGAAGATGCGGCATATTTTGAGAAGCTGTTCCATTCGCCGGAGAAGTTTAAGTACTTCGCAGGGCGGCTGGTCATCTCCAAGGTGGTTTCTGGCGGGGCTTGATGGCCCCGCTTTTTTCGAGAAGCATGCAAAAACAAACAAAACAACCAAATGCTTGATTTGATAAGCAAAACAAACAAAACAAGCTGTTAATGTAAATGTTAATGTTAATGATTATGTATGAAGACTATCGTCTTCATCACGCGCGGGCGCGCGCGTTATATAGCCGATGAGGACGACATTTCTATCCACGCTCTTACAGAGAGCGACAAGGGAAACACACTGGCCTTATCGGTTTATCTCTGGGTTATCCGTGCGGCCAAGCAGGTAGTCAACGGAACAGCCCAGTTCATCGGCCATCGCTGTAATGGCTTCAAGGCGTGGAAAGCTTCCGCCTGACTTCATAGTGGAAAGCGTGTTCTTGCTCAGTTTGCAAACAACGAGCAAGTCTTTGACCAGAACACCCTTTGCGTGAGCAGCTTCCTTGATGCGGTCAGCAATCTGAGAAGAAGTGAACATAAAGAGCACCTCCAATCTGTGCAAAGTGTAGAATCCCAGAATTTTGGGAATAATGCGTTGAAATCCCATAACTTTGGGATTATAATATATCCAACAAATGATTCAAACACTTGTTAGATAGAAAGGACAACATCATGAAGAACATCACTTTTACCTACGATAGCTGGATGGATGGTGAGCAGGGCGAAGCCTGCATGACCGTCATGGTCAATGACGAGCGGGCAGAAATGCTTGATGCAGCATTCAACGCCCCGGCAAAGCTCTCCAAGACCAAGGTTCTCATTCTCAAAGATCAGGCAGAGCGTCTGTGCAATGCCTGTGAGTGCATCCGCGGTCGGGTGTACGCCAGCGACAGCATCAAGATGGTTGAAGTCAAGGAGGTCTGAGTTATGAACATGAAGTCTTACATCGCAACTTATTTCCGCCACAACCCCCAGTTCAAGAGCGGCGGTTATGAGACCACCCGCAAGATTACGGCTGCGTCCATTGCGTCCGCTCGCAAGAGAGCGCGTGAGATCACCGAGCACTGCGTTTACGGCAGCATGGAGCTGCTGGATGTTCGAAAGGAGGTTTGAGCCATGACGAATGTTTACATCGACAGCCGCCGGGATGGGTACTCGCCCAGCCAGTGCCACGGCACCATGACGGTGGGGGAGCTGATTGACATCCTGAGCCAGTACGATGAAGACCAGCCCGTCTACATCCGCAACGACAACGGCTACACCTACGGGAGCGTCCAGCTGGACAGCGTTACCGAGGGAGAGGAGGATGAGGACGAATGAGACTTCTTATTGAGTACACCTCGCATGGCCGCGGTCCGGCGGCTCCGCAGACCTACACCACCACGCTGGACATTGTGGACGATGTGGCGGAGCGGCTGTTAAAGGCCAAGACGCCGTACACGTTCCGGGAGCGGAAGTACTGCACGCGGGAAGCTCTGATTCTTGCATTCCTGATTTACGACATCGAGAACCTGCAAGAGCGGAGCTTCGGGGACAACGACCAGATTTTGAGCATCCGGCGGGATGGCCGGAGCTGAGGGAGGGCCACACGATGAAGTTTGTAGCGCCCATGGCTATATGGGAAATCGTTGGCGGCGACCTGCCGCCCATCCGGGTTCGCGCCCGGTCGTTCGATGAAGCGCTTGCAAAGGCAAGGCTTCGCAATTCCGGCTATTGCGCCGGCTGGGTCGTTGAGGAGGACTAAGCGATGGACATCCTGATTAAGCATCAGACCAAGGACGGAGAGATTCATTTCAGCACGGTGGAGTCTTGGAAGCCCACCGAAGATGAAGCGATGATTGAAGCAATCCGGGATTTCAAGAAGACGCACACGGACGCCCGAATTCTTGAAGTCCGAGATGTCACTCTCGGCGCAGGCCGCAACTGGAAAGAATAACCCGCCTGATGATGGCCGCTGGTATCGGCCGAAACCATTTTCGTGGCATCACGAGGATGGTCGCGGGAACCAACACCGCAAACCAAGGAAAGGAAGATTCACATGAAGTATGAAATCTACCAGCTGAAAGAGGACACCATGGATCAGGCAAAGCTGCGGTTCATGGCGTCCGATCAGGCTGCACAGCTGGGAGGCATCCACCGGGAGAACTACCGTCTGGTGTACGAGGGTAATGTGGAAACCCGAAAGGACGCGCAGCAGACGCTTGATGGCTTGTTCCGCAAGTTTAACATCGACAGGCCCGCAGGCTTCGAGGGCCACAGCTTGAGCGTGTCGGACATCATTTACCTCGCCGATGGGGAATCCTCCGGCTGGTGGTTCTGTGATGCTTACGGTTGGAAGCTGCTGAGCGGGGAAGAATGGGGGGCAGACCTGATGCGCCACTACACAAAAGCGGAGTGGGACAAGATCCCGGAGGCCTACAAGGGCCGCTGGGAGCCGACGCCGTTCAACCTTGAGCGGGTGAAGAGTGGTGAGCTTCCGGCAGAGTACATCGGCAAACGGAACACCATCGTCAATGACGAGCATCGCGGCACGGTGCTTATCACCGAGGGCGCGCACTTCGTAATCGACGAATGAGCACAATCGCTCAAAGAGGCAATTTAAGCCGCTTTTTGCATCAAACAGCAAATTCCTTGCGGAAGAATCAAAAACGCAAAATAGAGCCATCTGAGCGGCTCTGAGAACTATTTCCGCTGACTCAGAATGAATTGAAGATAATCCGTAACCTTTTGGCGTTCATCATCTGTCAGATTCATCCGCTTCACGGTGGGGTCAACGGTGCGCCCCATGAGGAAGTCCATGGAGCAGTCAAGGTAATCGGCAATACGCGCCAGACTGTCGGCGGAGATCTTTTTACCAAGTCGAAGATTGGAAAGTGTTCCTTTGCTCAAGTCGAGTTCAGCGAACATATCTTTCAACTGGACATTGCGCGCCTTTGCCTGAATTTTGATATTTTCTGCAAGGGCAATAGAATCATACAAATTTTGGGTCGGCATTTTGTGTATCCTCACAAAATCTATCCACAGGCGTATTTCGTCTTGAAATACGCCTAAAGAAAGATTATAATACACTTGTACAAAACAAATGTCAGATTGAAAGGGTCAGCGCTTTCCATTCAGCGCGTTCCCCGAAGCCCCTCTGCAAAGGGGCTTCAACGTACCACGCAGTACAGAACCATGCAAGTTGATTCCTCCTCATGACAGGCATCGCTGCAAAGCGCATCGCCGATACTGCAAATCGGCGGTGCGCAGGTAAAGCGATTACTCCCCAAGAGCTTCTGCTTAACAGCTCAAAAACGGGGAACGCGTTGAATGGTGGGTACTGGCTCTTTTAGTCTATCAAAAATCTAACAAGTGTTCAATACATTTGTTAGATAAAACTTTGTCAGGAAGGAGAAAAAACATGAAGAAAGTTCCGCTGCCGGAGTGGTGCGTGTCGGTCAAAAAGGCAATGGTCGAGCGCGACGACATGACCGTTACCGAGCTGGCAAAAGAAATCGGGTATTCCCGCGCACACGTCAGTCAGGTCATCAACGGCACGATGGTGCCGTCCGCGAACATCAAGTCCGCGATTGAGTCCTGCCTGAACCTGCGGGCGTGATTTCTTACATCATAAGTTTACCAGAAAGGAGAGTTGTGCGAAATGGCGGTTGATTGCCAGAATATCTACAAAAACGCGCGGAAATCTGCCGGAATGACGCAGGAAAAAGCCGCACAGCTTTTGAATGTGTCAGTTGATTCTCTGCGGGATTATGAGCAGAGCCAGCGCCCGGTACCCAGCGACGTGGCAAGCGCCATGTGCGATGTGTACCAAGCCCCATATCTTGCAGTTCAGCATCTGCGCCTGTCTTCAGAGCTGGGCAAGCGGGTGGTTCCGGAGATTCAGCTGAAGGACCTGCCGGAAGCTGTTCTCAGCGTTCTGGCGGCGGTTCAGAGGTTTATCGTAAAGCGCGATGCGATGATAGAAATTGTCGCAGACGGAAAAATCGACGAGGACGAACAGGCCGAGTGGGACAACATCATTGACCGGATGAACGACCTGAACGTGGCCATGAACAATATGCGTTTCTCGAAAGGAGGGCGTCGGACGTGAAAGAATCGTACTTCATCGGCGCGAGCGAAGTAAAGGAAATCGTCGGGTGCAGCAAATCCAGAGCCTATCAGTTCATCCAGCAGATGAACAAAGAGCTGGAAGCCAAGGGGCTGCTTACGTTTCCGGGCAGAGTGCCCCGGCGGTATGTGTTCGAGCGGTTCGGCATTACGGAGGTTCAGGATGATGCGAAAGGCAATAATCCCGCTGGTGGCAACAGCGGCGGCGCAACTACTGGTAATCGGAAGCATCGCCGCAGCGTTCGCTTTCCAACCGGAAGCGGCGCAGCTCCCGACAGCGACGATTCCTGTGCGGGCTGACATTGAGCAGGGCGAGTGCATCCGACAAGACCCGGCCCCCTATGAGTCGATTACATACCATGTGCCGCTGGATGCGAATTTACAGCAGTATACAGCCGAGATGTGCGACTTGTACGAAGTTCCGCTGGAGCTGGCTTACGCCGTCATGCAGGTCGAGAGCGGCTATACGGTGAGCGCTACCAGCTCAACCGGGGATTATGGTCTGATGCAGATCAACAGCATCAATGCCGGATGGCTCAAAGATGAGCTGGGAGTCACGGATCTGTTGGATGCCTGCCAGAACATCAAGGCTGGGTGCTATATGCTCGGAAGCTATCTTGCCCTGTACGATGGAGACATCAACCGAACGATGATGGCGTACAACCTTGGGAAGAGCGGGGCAGAAAAGGCTTGGAATGCAGGAACCCGCAGCACGGCTTACACCGACAAGGTGTGGAGCGCTATGGTTGGTCTTTTGGAGGAAGAAAGGGATGTTTCGTAAGGTGATGCAAATGATTCAGAATTACGCAGAGAAGAAGCTGCTGGATGAAGTCTTTGCTACATACCTCGATGTGCAGGATGCCGCAGCTGAGATGGCGCAGGTGCTCCCGTGTCCACGGTGCGGGAAGCTGACCATGAAGATGCGCTTGCACAGCAACGCTCTTTCCCGTCAGGTTCCGGGCATCATGATTTGTGACCAGTGTGGAACCGAAGAAGCGCTGGATGCAATGGCGGGGAAGCCAAAGGATGCCCATGAATGGGCGCTGGTCAAAATCTACATGAAAGGGGCAAACCTCAAATGAAGCGCAGGGAAAAGAAACTGAGCGTGATGGATTGGGTCCTCGTGGGGCTGCTGGACACGCTGGCCGGTGTCGTAGCCGGAGGGCTGATGGCAATATGGCAGTTGCCGAGTGCCTACCGCTGGCGTGGCTACTGGGCAATCGGCGGTGAATGGCTGCTTGTCATCATTGCGATTATCATGGCGGTGCGGCTGACGCACGCATTCCAGATGTTCATGATTTTCGGAGGAAAGAAGCATGGTAAGATGCGCTCGGTGTCACAGGGTCATTACAGATCCGGCGGCAATCGAAGCGGGGTACGGCGCAAAGTGTTACGCCAAGGAGTTCGGCAAGAAGCTGAAATCGCCCGCAAGACTTCGCAAGGGAAAGACCGCTACACAGCCTAAGAGCACCGCTGAGCGCCAAATCATCGGCCAACTCACGGTATATGACATACTCGCCGCACACGAAAAAAGCACCGACCAGAACGGCCGGTGCGCTACAAATGGATAGAGACCCGCACATTCCGTTGGCGCTTGATGCAGGAACATCAAGCCGGAAAATACAGGTCTCCACCACACACAACCATATTGTAGCATATTCGGTTGGATTTTTCAACAGGTACGAAGCGGCGAGAAAGGACTATCCTTTCTGCCGTTTTTCTATGCAAAAATTAGGAGGTGCAACATGGAAAAAGAACTTACTGCCGCCGTAACCACGCAGGAGCCGATGTTAGCCGACAGTCTGATTGTTGTGCAGCAGCTTCCCGTCATCAAGGAACAGCTGCACAGCATCAAGGCTCAGGCACAGGCGTCCGTGACGGAAGCGCTGGCGCTGGTTTGCACGGAAGAGACGCTCAAGGTCGTCAAGGAGCAGCGGGCAAAGCTGAATCGTGACCGCAAGGATTTGGATGACCGCCGTGCAGTCGTTAAGAAGCAGATCATGAAGCCTTTTGAGGACTTCGACAAGGTTTACAAGGAATGCGTCACCGATGTCTATGGCCCTGCGGATGAAGCGCTGAAAGGCAAAATCACGGATGTGGAAGCCGGCTTGAAAGCTGACAAGGAGAAGAAAGTGGTCGCTTACTTCGACGAGCTGGTCAAGGCAAACGGGGTCGAGTGGGTTAGCTATGGAGACGTCGGCATTGCCGTTACCATGACGGCGAGCCTGAAATCTTTGAAGAGCAAGGTCAAGGATTACGTTGACCGTGTGGTAGCTGATGTGAACTGCATCAACGGCATGGAGAATGCCCCGGAGGTCATGGCCGAGTATAAGCAGTGCCGCAATCTGGCTGTTGCGATTAACAGTGTGAGCCAGCGCAAAGACCGTGTGGCCCGCGAGGAAGCTGAACGGAAACAGCGCCTTGAGGCCCAGCTTCGTGCGCAGGAAGCAGAGTCGGCGGTGCTGGATGCGGTGGAAGAAGAGCTGGCCGCGCCGCAGGTCATGGGCGCCGAGCCTCCGGTTATGGACGAGCAGGAGGCCGAAGAAACCCAGCAGGAGAGCAAGGAACAGGTCATGACGGCCCAATTTGCTTTCATGGGCCGCACGTTCCAGTGCTGCGGCACATTGACCCAGCTCCGGGAGCTGAAGTCTTTCATAAATGAAAAAATCAACGAGATCCAGAAGCATATGGATTCCGTCGGCATCGAGAATCAGGAGGTAAGCGATAATGGCTAAAGCTATGCAACCGCAGAAATTGTACTTCTCTCAAGCAATGCAGACCGAGAAATACAAGAAACTCATAAATAATACCCTAGGCGATCCGGTACGCGCGGCACGATTCGCTGCAAATATCACTTCTGCTGTGGCAGTTAATCCTACCTTGCAGGAGTGTGATGCAGGTACTATTTTGGCGGGTGCCCTTTTGGGTGAGAGCCTGCTCTTGCAGCCCTCCCCGCAGTTGGGTCAGTTCTACTTGGTGCCGTTCAAATCCAAAGCAAAACGTGACCGGCAGGGTAATGTGATTGAGCCGGCGTGTCTCAAGGCGCAATTCGTTTTGGGCTACAAGGGATACACCCAGCTGGCTCTGAGAACGGGCCAGTACAAGCGCCTGAATGTTCTGGAAGTCAAATCCGGGGAATTGGGCGGTTGGGATCCCTTTGAAGAGCGTTTCCATGAAATGCACTTCATCGAAGATTTTGAAAAGCGTGCGGCAATGCCGACTGTGGGCTATATTGCCCACTTCGAGTATATCAATGGCTTCGAGAAAACCCTGTACTGGACAGCAGACCAGATGATGGCTCATGCCGACAAGTACAGCCCGGCGTTCAGCGCAAAGGCGTACCAGAAGCTGCTGAATGGTGAAATCCCGCAGGAGGATATGTGGAAATATTCCAGCTTTTGGTACCGGGATTTTGACGGTATGGCAAAAAAGACTATGCTGCGCCAGCTAATTTCCAAATGGGGAATCATGACTGTTGAAATGACTACCGCTTATGAACGAGATGGTCGAGTGATGGTTCCCAACAGTGCGGATGACGGACTTCTGCCGGAGACGCCGGATTTCGCAGATGCCGGACAGAATGGACTCAGCGAGCAGGATCCGCCCAAAATCGAGCGGACGGCCAAGACTATGAACCTGCCGGAGCCGGAAGCGGATGCCGTAGAAGAAGCCGTTGACCTGGCTGCACTCTGATGGTCAGGTACAACATCATCAGCACCGGAAGTGATGGCAACGCCACGATTTTGGAAGATTTTGTGCTGATAGACTGCGGCGTGCCGTATAAGGCGCTGGAACCGTATGTGCCGAAGCTGAAACTTGTGCTTCTGACACACATCCACTCAGATCACTTCCAGAAGCGCACCATCAAGCGGCTTGCCAGCCAGCGGCCGACACTCCGCTTCGGGTGCTGCCGCTGGCTGGTGCCGCCGCTCATAGCCGCAGGGGTGCCGGAACGTCAGATTGATGTGCTGACACCGCGAACGATGTACGGCTACGGTTTGTGCAATGTAATTCCGGTGATGCTGACGCACAACGTGCCCAACTGTGGGTACAAGGTACATTTTCCGTCCGGAAAGGTGATTTATGCCACTGACACCAACAACCTGAACGGCATTCAGGCGATAGGCTATGACCTTTACCTCATAGAAGCGAACTACCGGGACGAGGATATACAGGCCAAAATCCAAGAGAAAAAGGCCGCCGGGCAGTATGCCTATGAACTGCAGGTGCTCAAAAACCACCTGTCAGAAGCGAAATGCAATGACTTTTTGGCGCGGAATATGAAAGCGAACAGTGTTTATATTCCGATGCACGTCCATGTGGACAAGGAGAACACGCATGATTGTAACAGCGAAGATTGAGAAGCTGGAGAACGGAAAACTCGTCTTGAAGCCTGACGTGGATATCAGCCGGTTTCTGGCGCAGAAGCGCCCCCGGCGGGTAGAAGTCCGTCTGGATGATGGACGAACTATTTCCGCAGACCAGCGCCGCAAAATTTTCGCTATTATCCGGGATATCTCTTTGTGGTCAGGGCAGGAGCCGGAAGAACTTCGGCTCTATCTGGAATGGGATTTCTGCTCCCGCTGCCTGCGGGAGTGGTTCTCCCTCTCGGATTGCGATATGACCACGGCCCGGGAGTTTATTACATACCTGATTCAGTTCTGTTTCCACTGGGGCGTGCCCACAAAGGACAGCCTGCTCACCCAGACGGACGATATTGGCAAGTACCTGTATCTCTGCCTTGAAAATCGCCGGTGTGCAATCTGCAACCGGCCAGCAGAGGTGCACCACGTTGACCGTGTGGGCATGGGCCGGGACAGAGAAGCAATCGTCCATGTCGGCCTGAACGCGATTGCCCTTTGTCGGCAGCACCACGAGGAAGCGCACCGCAGAGAAAAGGCCATGTTTGCCGATTACCATATCTACGGCATTAAGCTGGATCGGCATCTGTGCAAGGTTCTGAACTTACGAAGTGGGGAGCAGACAAGTGAAAAACGATAAAAAGAGCGTTCTGCTATACACAGAGTGGGCAGAACCGCTGAAAAGCCTGCCGTTGGAAGAGAAAGGCAGGATTTTCGATGCTATTCTCTCGTATACAGAAAATGGCCGGGCGCCAAAGTTTGAAAATCCGGCAACGGATATGGCTTTCTGCTGGATTCGGCAAAAGCTGGATGAAAACATCCAAAAGTGGGAAGAAACCCGTGCTAAGCGCGCTGCGGCGGGCAAAAGCGGAGGGGCACCCAGAGGGAATGCCAATGCAAAGAAGCAGGAACAAGCAAAACAACCAAATGATAGTTTTGCTTGTTCTGATGAAGAAAACCCGGAAAAATCAACCGGACCGCCTGACGGAAAACCGGAGTCCTACTGGGTATGGGCTGGGTGCGATAAGATGCTCACGCCTTATATGGCCTCAGAATTCCGAGACCTGCGGGAAGCTGGTATAGAGGACGCCCTAGTGGTGGCCGCGCTGAAAGAAGCGATGCGCCATCAGGCAAAGTACCCTTGGGTCTATGCCAAGCGTTTGCTCGACCAAGCGGCGGCACAAAAAATCACAACGCTGGAAGCGTGGGAAAAAGTACATATCACATACAAAGGAAACCGGGTAGACCGGGAAACGCCGAGTGGAAATAGCTTCCTTGGCCTTGATAACAGCTTGGATCGCCTAAAAAGGAGACCTCTTAGAAAGCGGGCGGAGGAAGTTCCACCAGACTAAGGAGGTTTTCTAATGGGAAGTGACGTTCGCCATGTCCGCGGTGAGGCCCAGAAAGAGCTTGTAAAAAAGTTTGAAGTATTTACAAGCAAGGGGCGGTCAAGGTGGCAGGTTTGGAGCGACTGGATTACGATAAGCGCCATTGCCGTGTCCAACGCGACAGACAAGAGCCACTTCGACGAGCGAGAGCAGCAGTACATGACTATCGTGAAAAAGTACACGAAGCAGGAAGTGGACACATTCGCGGATATGTTTTCGCTTCTGGTTATGGCACTGGAGGATGACCCGGAACAGGATTTCCTTGGCGAGTTGTATATGTGCTTGGGGCTTGGAAATGACCATGCAGGCCAATTCTTTACGCCCTACCACCTGTGCGAGTTTATGTCAGCAGTAACGACCCCTGCGGAAGAGTTTCAGCAGAAAATCGGAGACAGGGGATGGGGTGCGGTCTGTGATCCGACCTGCGGCGCTGGGGCCTTGCTGGTGGCGTTCGCAAACGAATGCAGAAAGAAAGGCATCAATTATCAGACGGATGTGCTGTTTGTGGCGCAGGACATTGACTACATCGTGGGCATGATGTGCTATCTGCAAATGAGTCTGCTTGGAATGCCGGGGTATGTTGTTATCGGTGATACGCTTGCAAACCCGTCTACGTCTTATGACAAAAGAGGGCTGCTTCCAGTTGACAAAGGGAACGTCTGGTATACGCCGCTGCTCAGGATCCCGGTTTGGCAGTATCGAATCTTTATGGCGCAGATGGAGCTGGTCACTCAGCCGATAAAGGAAGAGTGTGCTGCAGATGCGCCAAAATCCGAACCACAGAAAGCCCTTGAAGCCACAAAAAAGAGTAAGCAACCAAAAGATACGGAAAAGCCAAAAGCCGCTAAAATGCCGCCCAAAGAGCCGGAGCAGGAACCGATGTTCTCTGAGGGTAAGGGTGGGCAGTTGAGCTTTTTCTGATAGGAGGACAATATGGATTCCACCACACACACCACAACCACAGTAGAGTTCGTCGATTGGCGAGCCAAGGCAAAAGAGAAGCTGGAGGCAGAGGACAAGCTGTTCAAAGGCGGGCGCGCCGCCGCGAGCGTTCAGAGCTATGTGCTGCGGGCACTGCTGAACTTTGCAGATCAGGAGCCGCGCTTCGCTGAGGTCGTTTGTAACACGGAGCGCACATTCTCTGAATGCTGCGCGGCAGTCGTGCACAATGCGGGAGAGGTTCTGTCTGACCTTGAAGCGTATCGCAAGGCCGTGCAGTTCTACTTCCCCAATGCTGAAATCTCGTTTTCGATGAACATCAATCTTACCGGAACGCCGCCGACGGAAGAAGAGATGCGGGCGCCGGCAACCATTAAACCGGAGAACGCCACCCCGAATATTCCGAAACCGCAGGAGCCGGCAAAGGAAAAGCCCGACCAAAAGAAGCCGAAACCGGAGAAAAAGCCTGCAAAGAAGAAAGAGAAGCAGAGCGAGGATTCGATGCAGCTTTCCTTGGAGGGATGGTTCTGATGATTTTGGGATTCAAGGGATTCAAGCCGGGGCTGGTCGCAACGCTTGGAAACGGAAAATTCCAGTATGTTCCGAACGAGCTGAATGAGACGAAAAAGGCCATGTGCGCCAGCACCGGGTTCCATTATTGCTTAGACCCGTGGGATTGCCTGAATTGGTACACATGGAACGGCAAGAATGAGTTTTGGGCAGTTGCGGCCGGGGGCGATGTTGACGAGGATGGCTACGGAAGCCGGAGCAGCTGTACGAAGCTGGTTCCTCTCCGCAAGCTGACAGCAGAAGAATTTTTGCTGATGCACGCCAACTATGTGTTTGAGCATCCTGCGGAGAAGTTTGAGGACAGCTATAAAGGGCCATTTCATGTCGCATATGGCCGGGATAAGAAGCTGGCCGGAGAACTGGGAGAATGGCTCTGCTTCATCATCCAAGATCAGCAGGAGTCCATCTGCATTGCACAGCCGATTGACGGCGTGAAGATTTTGCCGGGGAAGAACTACACGGCAGAGAGCTTGGAGGCGGCACACAATGAAAAAGGCTGAAGAATTGAAACTTTATGCGCCGGAACCGAAACGGCCAGAGCTGGATGCGGCACTGTGTATGTCAGTTGCCGAGGGGCAGGGCATGGGCCGCTACATCGAGGGAAAGGTGCTGACGGTGGCCGTCTGGGACAAAAAGGAAAAGCCGCTGGTCGTGTGGCGCTTTTTCGGGGATTACTGGACGGGGGAGCTTCGCGGGAACGAGAACCCGACTAAAGGCGAGCTTTCGCCGCGTCAAATTGAGGTCAAGCCCTGCCAGTGCTTGACATGGAGGACCGAAGTGCCGGCCACAAAAGGAGAATCGGAACTCCTGCAGAACTATTTTGATGACTGCAGACCGGGATATCTGATTGGCATTGTAGAAGATGCACTGTCGGCTCATGCCAGGAAGAAGCGCGAAGAGCGCAACGCACGACAGGCGGCTGAGACCAAGAAGCTCTTTGAGAATCTGCCGGAGCCGCCGGAAGATCTCAGTAAACAAGTTTTGAAAGTGTGCAGTGATGCGGGCTTTCTCTGGGTCACCAATGATAAACAGAACGTAATCGAACCCGGCGGCGTTGAGAAGAAAATCTCGATTCAGCGGGCAAGGTGCGATAGCTGCGGTGGTGAATATACGCTGTCGGAACTGCTCAAACACAAGAGCACAGCGACGTGCGAGTGCTGCGGGGAGAAAATGCAGGTTCGCAATACCCGCTATTCGGTCAAAAGACTGTGGGCCGCAAGGACATTCCTTTGGAGCAAACCGCAGGGAGATGGGGTCTGGATTCGCCGCTATCTGGTGTATTTCGATTTCAGCAATCATCGGGCAGAACTGGAATTTCATGGCCGGGGGATATGGTGGACGGACGGAAAGACCATCAAGCAGTGGAAACGCAGCTGGAGCGAGAAAGAGGAATATATTATGTGCCAGCGCCCGAAGCTATCCGCAATGCTGACGGCACCCTCTGGCCCGTATCAGCCGTACACGTTGGCATCCCATACTGACCAATTTGAAAGTGATGTTCGGAAAGTGCTGAAATCTGAATGGATGTACCAGTACGATAACCATCTCAACTTTCCGTGGGAAGTTCGTCAGTGGGAAATCGTGAATCGGTATCCGATGGCCGAAAGCCTTGTAAAAACGGGCTGGGCTGATGCACTGTGCTCTCAGGTATACGACGAATATGAACACAGCACCCGCATCAATCTTCGAGCAAAGACCTATTACGATGTGTTTGGCTTAAATCGTCAGGAGCTGGCCGTGGTCGCACGAAGCAAAAAGTCGTTCCGCGAGGTGGATGATGCGCTGAAGTGGAAAGAAGCCGGCCTTGCAATCAATGACAAGAACATGAAGATGACGGCTAACATCCGAAATCTCTCAGGAATGGCCAAGACATTGCGGGAAAGTGGAATGACACGGAGCTTGAAATATCTCCGCCAGCAGACAAGGCGAGTCACCGGAAGCTACAACGGCCAGATTGCTCTTCAAGTTGCATCGGACTGGTTGGACTACCTCGATATGGCCGGACAGATGAAAATGAACTTGAATCTCGAAAAGGTTCGTTTCCCGCTGGATCTCAAGCGCCGCCATGATGATTTGGTTCTGGAGCGAAACAAGCAATGCCGAAAGGACGCCTTGAGAGGTGCCGCAAGCAGCATCAAAAAGGAAGCCAAGGAGCTGGAGAATCAGTTCCATATCGAGAACATCTACAAGAAAATCCGTAAAATCTACGAGTACGATGGAGCGGAATACATCATTCGGGTGCCGGATGGGGCAAAAGCCATTTTGGAAGAAAGCAGGTTTCTTGACCACTGCATCCAGCGCGGAACTAGGTACTTTGAGCGTATTGCCAAACGTGAGAGCTACATCTTCTTCATGCGGCGCAAGGCTGACCCGAATACCCCGTGGTATACCTTGGAGGTGGAGCCGGGCGGCACTGTCCGCCAAAAGCGCAGCTATAACAACGACCAGTACGCCGATTTGGAGGATGCGAAACCGTTTATTGCGGAATGGCAACAGGTCGTGCAGGGCCGCATGACAACGGCGGAAATTGATTTTGCACGGCAGTCCAAGGAAATCCGCGCACAGGAGTTTGCGGAACTCAAGGAGAACGGAAACATTATCCGCACGGGTACGAATGCTGGCAAGCTGCTGGTTGACGAACTGATGCACGACTTGATGGAGGTGGAAAAGCGTGTCGGCTAAAATTGAACTTTCTCTCGCGCCCGCCAAAGCAAAGGGCCTTTCGGAAGATGAACGTCTGGATTTGGGGCGGCTGCTCCTGAAAGCGGGATACCGAGTTGATATTGTACGCCGCCGCCCGAATACCAATCCGGGCACCCAGTACGAATATTTCATGGTTTTGGACAAAGGAGAGAATAATGCCTGACACCCGGAAGAATCACAACCCCAGCGGCGCGCCGGATCCTACACGGGTTCGGGCAGAGAGCAACATCCAGAGGGAAGAAGCTCGTGTGAGCGAGCTTGTTCACGTTCTGCGTTATGTGACAGGCGCCGCCGGGTTTGAAATTGTGGAGCGAATTGTTCTCGTGGATAACCAGACGGGGAGGATTTATCGGTGAACAGAACAAAGAATGAGTTGGCCGATTATGCTTGGAATCCGGTGACAGGGTGCCTGAAAGGTTGTCGGTACTGCTATGCAAGGAAAAGCGCGATACGGTTTGCAAGCGATTGGCGCCGAAATTTGGCAGAGAGACCGAAAGTTCAGCAGGTGGGAGAAAAGCTCTTTGAGCTGGATACCCCGTGGGAAACGAAAAACAAGCACTTCCTGAACAGTCCAACGGGATTTCTGCCCACGATGCACAAATACCGTTTCGACTGGCCGCAAAAGGTCAAAGTTGGCTCAAGCATTATGGTATGCACAGACGGCGATTTATTCGGGCCGTGGGTTCCTGAAGAATGGATTCTTCAGGTGTTTGCGGCGGCTGATGAAGCACCCCAGCACCAGTACATTTTTCTGACGCAGTATCCGGAACGCTATAAGCAGCTTGTGAATCACGAGAAGCTGCCCCAAAACAAGAATTTCTGGTACGGTTCGACAGCGACGGTCAGAGAAAGCAGCGTATGGGCGAACGAACACTATAATACGTTCGTTGCGATAGAGCCGCTCCTTGGCCCGTTTGAGGGCGACGTGACAAAAGCGTTCCAGAAGTTGAAGTGGGTCATCATCGGCGCGGAAACAGGCCGAAATGCAGGAAAGGTCATTCCTAAAGCGGAGTGGATTAAAGACATTCTTGCGTCAGCGGATGCAACCGACACACCTGTTTTCATGCGGAGCAGCATGGAAAGCGTGGTGGGCGCTGAGAATATGCGGCGCGAGAAACCACAGCCGCTTCTTCAGAGAGTTCCCAGCGACGTGCAGAAAGAGCGTCTGTGGGAGTATTGCACGGTCTGCGGCAAGTACAGACCGATGAAAGAAATGTACGCGCTGCTCTTGCGCAGAAAACGTGGAGATAGCCCGGAGCGGGTGGCTTATATGTGCCCGGAATGCTATGAGCAGTTCAGCAGAGACAATTTTGAGAAAGGAAAAGACGATGAAGTTTGAACGAAGCGAAATTGGAGCGCTGTTCTCCAAGCTCCGAACAGCAGTGCCGGAAGTTCGCGCAGTGGGCAACGATAGCACGGGAATCCTGCTGAGTGGCCCGGATGCGTTCGCAACGAATTTGGAACTGAGCGTTCGGGCAGAACTTTCCAGCCCGGTTCCGCAGGGCGTCGTTATTCCACCGCGTGGAGTGGATTTTATCAGCGGAGCAGTAGCCCCTGAAATCAACATCAACGTGACAAAGAGCGGGTTGGTCATAGAGGCCGGCACGGCGCGGGCACGGTTGAGCACGACGCCGGCAGAGAATTACCCCACATTTGATGGTCCGGGAAAGGATGCGAAGCGCTGCGTGGTGAGAGCGAACGATTTGAGCTGGGCCATCTCAAAGGTTCTATACGCTGTGTCCAAGGAGGATCGGCATCCGGCGCACAAAGGGCTGTGCTTTTCCCACAACGGCGATGATACTTTGGAAATCTGCGCCCTGGATGGGTACAGAATGGCCATCAGCCGAATCGACTGCACCGCCGATGGCGATTTCAAGTTTGTGCTTCCGGCGGCAACGGCAAAGGCGATTGATACGCTGGGCCTTGATGGGAGCGTCAGTATTGAAAGAGACCGCAAAAAGGCCGTTTTCAGTGACAACAATTTTGAGGTAAAGTCTCGCCTGATCGCAGAACCGTTTCTGGATTATAGCAAAATTGCAGCCCAAAAGAGTGGGGGAACCAGAATCGTGCTTGACAGAAAAGAATTGCTGGGCGTTCTGGGACGCGTCAAACTTGCTCGGTCTGCAGACGCCAAGGAAAAGAGTACCTTGGTGATGGATCTGGAACCCGGCGGCACAGGTAGAGCATCGATGCGTAGCACGATTGCGCAGATGAATGAGGAGTTTTCCTTCAACGGAAAGCTGGATGAGCGCCTGCGAATCGGCTTTAATCTGGAGTTCCTGAGCGAGGCATTGAAGTCGATGGAAGGAGACGAGGTCAGCGCATTGGTGGTCGGTCCTCTATCCCCCGTAAAGCTGATTGAGCCGCAGTATGAAGCGCTGGTGCTTCCTGTCAAGGTCAAGGAGGAAGCATGATGCAGGATAGAACTTTTCGTGGGCAGTCCCCAGATGGCACTTGGCATGAAGGATTCTTGATTCGCTCCCCGGGTGTGAAGAACAGTCGCCCGGGTGAGGGCTGGTACATCAACTCCGAGCAAGAGCCGGCATACGCCCATCTCGTCAAGCCGTTTACGATCGGCATGAACACGACTCTGACGGACGGAAGCGGGGCACCTGTTTTTGAGGGAGACATTTTGAAAGACGATCGATGCGGCAAAGATGTGATTTTTGCCGTAAGATACGGCGAATACATCGACTACGGCGTAGGCCATATCGGATTCTACGCAGAATTTTCGGAGAACCGAAAGGAGTTTGTCGAGCATGGTCTTGCAAGCTTGGTTCTGACCGCAAAGGTGGTTGGAAATGTAGTGGACACGCCGGAGCTGATGGGCACGAGCACTGGAAAGGAGCAGCAACATGAAGTGGATTGAGACGATTACCCCGAAACAGGCGGTTGAAGAGCTGGGAGTACCTTATCACGGCTGGATGAGGGAGATGGATCGGGCATGGATCAGCGAAGACCAGAAGTACAGCGTGATGTCTCGTTTGCTCCGCACGGAATGGGGCAAGGTCGAACACGTCACGATTACGGCGGCAGAGGGCGTTGGCCAGAGCGACGGCAGCGGGGATATCCCGTGGGCCGTCAAGATGGAAATTAAAAACGACCTGTTCGGCGAGAAGCGAGTTGCCGTCGAAGTGTTCCCAACGCAGGACCGGCTGGTGGACGTCTGCGACTGCTATCACCTCTGGGTGTTTGAGAAAGGTTTCCAGCTTCCGTTCGGCATCCACCCGCGCGATAAGAAAACGGTGACGGTCAATCGCGGCAGTACCAGAGTCCGGGCTGTTGACGGCGCAGGGCGTGAACACAGCATCAAAGAGTTGCTGGAAGAGAATGGTGCGGCGGACGTTCCTAAACAGGCATATGCACAGGCTATGGCCGGATATATGATGAAAAATCTTCTGGGAGGGTGATGCAAAATGCGGCATTGGATTGTGCTGGCAATTCTGGCGGTGATGGCTGCACTTCTGATTTATGCGGCGTGCTGTGTGGAGGGTGACATAGATCGCCAGAGCGAAGCGCACCCGCCGAAACCAGAGAAAGGGCGAGACGATGGCAAGGTATGAGATGCTTATCGCTGCATCCGGGAAACATGGCTCTGCACTCCTGCCGTATGTGCTGGTTGACGATAAAAGCGGTAAAAGCGCAGCGGCGCGGGCAAAAGCAATGGCCAAGGCTTGCTACCCGGAGTATGAAAAATTCGATGTGGCGAAGATGGAGGTGATTTCGGATGAATGAAAAGGGATTGATTGAACAGTCGAACGCGGCAATTAAAGCGGCGCTGGAGCTGTACGCGGCTGACCATGGGAAGTTGAACGATGGCGACAGCTTTACGACAAAGCTCAATAACTGTGTGCTCACCATTTCGCTGAAAGATGGGAGTTTGGACGTGCAGTTTGACCCGGACGCAGACGCCGCGGTGGATACCCCGTACACGCTGAACATGGCACTTGATATTTATGAGGAGGAAAACAATGGATGAGTACATCAATCGTGAGGACGTATTGAAATGCCTGGAGTATAACACGATTCAGAAGCCGAGTGCGAATGATGTTGTTTCTGCGACTCTCCGGGTAGCGCGGGAAAAGATCGAGAAACTTCCTGTTGCACAGGAAGGAGCGCTATTTTCTTTCTGGCGCGACCCCGACAAGGATCCTCCGAAGGTCGAAACCGAAGTGCTGATTTTGTACCGGCGTTATGACTATTTGGGCATTACAACGGCGCAATACGAGGACGGCAATGTTTTCTCCCAGGACAGCGAATGGAATTGGGAGGATCTCCCTGATTGGGGAACATACGACGAGGAACGGGACGACTACCGAATCCCGGAAGGCTGGTGGGAATACCGCCACTTCAACCCGGACGACGTTTACAATAACAAGATAGACTGTCCTGTTGTGGGCTGGATGCCCTTACCCCCGAAGGAGGCGGCGAAAAAATGAGAACGCTTAACGCAGACCAGCTGAAGGCCGTGCTGAGCATGGAGGGTTCGCTGGGACATATTCACACACTGGCAGATGTCGAAAACACGATTGATTATCTTGCTAAAGAAGAACCTGAAGCCGCAGGCGGTGTAGAAAAGTTCAGTATTTTCGATACCTCGTGGGCAAGGAAAATTCAGGCGGCGTTTCCGCAGGCGTTCGTGAATATGCAAAATGAACTCATTTTCAGCCTGAGAAGCAATTCCTGTTTCAGGCTGGAAGATGTGAGCGATGAAACCCAGCTGAAAGCAAAAATTCTGGAGTGGCTTACGCGCACAGCAATTAAGGGCATTTCCCCGAAGGAAAGAAAACTCCACTTTGAGGGCATCAACAAGCTGCTGGGTACGAATTTTACGTTGGAGGAAATGACGGACATATACACCTATCTTGGCAATGGAATCAAACATGATCTCTGTGTGAAGTTCGTGGAAAGTGGCTATGATATGACACTCCTTCCAAAGGAGGCATGAGCAATGGGGAGAGAGACGTTAAAACCTTGCCCGTTCTGTGGTGCAGCGCTCAAGCCTTTTATTAGTACCCATGAGGTCACAACGGCCGATGGAAAGAAAATCGGCGAAATCGAGCACGGCTATTGGGCGCACCCGGATGATTCCAAGTGCCCGCTTGGATTTGGGTTTTCTCTTGCGCTGGAGGAGGCTGATAGCTGGAACCATAGAAAAGAAGATAGCCTGCGCTGGCGTAAGACCGAAGAGGAACCACCTGTGGAAAAAGACGGGAACCAGTATGGTGATGTTCTTGTTTTGGATGCCGGCCTTGAAGGATTTGTTACAAACAAGGGATGGCCTTATGTAAAAGGGGCGCCGGACATATATCCTATTTGGATGCCGATTCCTAAACTGCCAAAGCCCTATTTGGAGGATGAACAATGAGCAAAGAAATCTTACTTATACGCAATGATGACGGCGAATTCGAGCTGTACGATGACACCTACGACGTAGTCATTCATTGCAAAAATCAGCAAGGCATGAAAGAGACCTGCGAAATTCTGCGCAAGGTGGGTACCGATGAGAAAGCACCTAGCGCTTTATTGGTGGATCCCGTTGATATGGCAATCGCCATAAGGAACCATTGCAAATCTCGCACTGATGGCTGCGAGGGCTGCTGCTTTGACAGGCCAACTAGTGACAACGGGGATGGCGAGTGCGTTTTGGGCTGTCCTGAAGATTGGGAGGTGTGAGGCTGATATGGCAAAAATCATCTGGAGGTGTCCTCTATGCGGAGCGACTATGGAAGAAGTTTGCGAAACTGCCCTTGTCCCGTTCAATAACCACCCTATCACCCTAAATAGAAAGTGTCGAAGGTGCATAAACAGGCAACGTAGGAACGAACTTTCGATGTTGGGAGTTCTTCCTCCGCTCGGCAGTATCGAAGAAGTTCGTAGCCCAGAGTATTATCGCGATATATGGGGGGTTGATTATTATGGTCTGTGGTAAGGCTGTTTTACTGAGCGTCCGTCCAAACTGGTGCAAGCTGATTTGGGCCGGCATGAAAACGGTTGAAGTGCGCAAGACCCGCCCAAAGCTCGAAACGCCGTTTAAGGTGTACATTTACTGTTCCGGCAATAGCGGATGGCTAATGAGGACGCAAAAGGGCTTGCGAAAGATGGATAGAAAAGTAATTGGTGAGTTTGTCTGCGATGAGGTTTACAAGGTCGATAGAGATAGCGCGGGGTTCAATTTTACAGCCCCAAGTCTGGATTTGCCGATTTACACCATGCCAGAAAATAACGATGAGCACCGAAACGTCCAGCGAGAGGAACTTACTACTTGCCTGACCGATGAGCAACTCTCTAAATATCTTGGAATACACCCCGGCTGGGGATGGCACATAAATTCGATAAAAATAGTTCCTTCTCCCTGTGCATTGGACTGA